TTCTCTTCTGCTGTTACCTCCGGCTCCTTGGACTCAACAGGCTCTTTCTCCTTCTCTTCCTGTTTGTCCGGATCCGGGAATTCAAACTCTACTTTTTCGAACGGCATGTTTTGCTCCTTATGCTCGTGTTACTCCGCGGGGATCAGGCACAACGGCCTCGATACTGTCGTCGTTCAACAGACGGTATTCGTTGCCATTTACCTTGAACCTCGTCCCGGAGTTGGGGCGGAACATCACAAAATCTCCGACCTTGCACCACGGCCCGTTCGGGAATCTGTCCTTGTCGGCATAGGCTTGTTCGCCCATGTCTATGACAGCACCCATCATTGAGAGAATTTGTTCAGCGTGCTTCGTCTGGTCTGCTTTAACAAGCCCAGAGTCGTACGTTTCATCCACCTTCGGCAGCACAATCAAGACCCGGTAACCCACCGGCTTGGGAAGTTGTGCGTCAATTTCAGCATCAGTCAGATCAGTCATCGCTTTCATCCATGAAGTTTTGCGCAAGGTCTTGTACATCACGCAACGCAAGGTTTAGACCCCGAATCACCCCGCATTGTTCTTTGTAAGCAGCGAATTCCGCCGCCATACCACTTGCAATAAAGTCCGTATGCGACTTTATGTGTTCTTCAAACTTGTCAATCAGCACGTCAAAGACGGTTTTTGCCACGTTTACACCTTCTTGTTGATGTTAGACATAAGCTTCAAGATCTCTAACTGCGTCTTTTGCTCTTGAGTCTGCGATTTGCTCTGCAAACTCGACCCCTCCCGCTGGGCTTCGACCATTAGCCGCTGTTCTTCGATGCTTAGCTTCTTCTCTCCAAGCGCAATATCGGCCTGGTCCCTCTGAGATTTCCTCTGAATGTCGGCTTTTTTGATCTCCAACTCCGCTTGTTGGAGTTGAACCACCGGATCTTGTGCCATTTGCTGAGCTTGCTTCTGCGCCGCCTGCTGTTGATGCATTTGTTGCAGCTGAACCCCCGCTTGAGCCACCAATCTCGAGATTTCCACCTCCAAATTCTCGGGAATTTCCTCGTTTGGAGCCGGCAATTGGACGCCAAGACGCTCTTCAAGCTGCTTCCGGTACACAAATCCGAGGTGCTCTGCCAAATGAGCCTGCAAAGACGCCATGATTTGCTGTGCCATAGGGTTTTGACCGATGGCTTGCATGATCATTGGGTCCTGCATGAACGCCTGGTGGGCCGCAATGTGCGCGTCATGGTCCTGGTACATGAACGCTTTGAGTGGTTTGCCCACCAAAGCACCCATGTTTTCGGACATCGGGTCCCGCGGCTTCTGTTCTTCGCCCAACGGGATGATCTTATCCACGTTCCGGATGCCCAAAACCTCGAGCATCTGCTTGTGCAGGTACGGCAGATCGTAAATTTGTGGCGCACCCTGGGCCATTTGGAAGGCAGCTTGATACTGCACCACCCTCTGAGCCATCGTTGTAGCATTCGGATCGCTGACCGGGATCACTTCTACAACGGCATAGTCCTCAGCTCGAGCCCGGCGATCTACTCCCTCTGGGATGTAGTCATAAGGCTCATTCGCATAGTCCTTGATGATCTCTTTGAGGAGCTTGAACTCCGTCTTCATCGAGAAATGCACCCGAGCCTGGACCGCGGCCATGGGTTTGAGAGTCCGCTCAAGCAGCGCCAGGGTCGTACCTACCGGGGCTTGGGCTGACATATCACTGATATTCATGTCACTGATCGCCCCAAGTCGCCGGCCTTCTTGGGTGATCTTCTCCAGCAGACCGGCCAACACCTGACTCGGCTCCTTGTAGGGGAGCGTCATGATGTTGTCCCGTACCGTCCCGCTGGGTACGTCTACGTCTCGGAACTCGCCCGGAGCAATAGGCGTGTCATCTCCCTTGATCCTCAGTCCACGAGCCTTAAGACCTCCTGGAAGATTTGAAAGAGTGCCAGCGTCAACGAGTTGGCGAATGATAGAAGTGCCTGCACGTGCATAACCACCAATGATGTGAATCAACCCCAGGCCATAGAATCCAAAGCCAGGGACGTAGATGTAATGAACGAAATGCTGCCGCTTAAGCTGGCGCTCATCATCAGGATCCCAGTTCCGCCGAATGGCCAGGACTTGGTTCGTCCCCCGGACAATTGTGATGACATACGGCTTGGGAAGATCGTCCTCGTCGTCCACCCCTCTCAGCGTCGTGTAGACGTGGATCTCATACAGAGCAAACCTATCATCAGAAGTTAGTGAGTACCCACCTTCCTCGGCTTTCTTTTTCTCGATGTCAGAGAAATATTCAATTGGTTCGCCAAGCTCCAGGTCTCGGTAGAAGCCGTCGGCCTGGAGTTTCTTCAATTCCGTCTTGGTTTTGCGCATCATGTGGGTGACGCGCTCTGCCGTATCGATGTGTGACGCTCCGTAAGGAACGATCACATCTTCAGCCGAGATATAGATAGATACCTGCCGGCGAAGGATTGGGTCGTAGTAGACCTTCTTAAAAGACGACCCAGCGAGGCCCAGGCTGTAAAGCATCCTTTCATGTTCTGACCGGTACTCAACCATCCTTTCGGTCAGCTGGTAGTTCATGTCCGCCTTCACCCGGTTTGCGGACTCTTCTTTCTCTTTTGTAACCTCTCCGACGATCTTAGTCTTCACCGGGCCTTGAGCCGGGAAGGTTTCACTCATCGTCTCAGCCTGGAAACGGATGACAGCTTCAGCCAAGACAGTCGAATACACCCCACACGCATCGTCCCATGGCTCAGTCCTCTCTTCGTACTTAAACCCAAGGACATCCAGTCCTTTGACGTACGTATCCGCCCACTCTTTCCGGGCGTTTACATCTGCTTCTACTAGTTCAACTAGTTCGCTCGCGATAGTTTGGAGTTCACCTTCATCAAGGTACTCAGCCAGGTTTGCATCAAAATCTTCAATATCCATCTCATCCGGGATGATGGTAATTTCCATACTCCCGTCAGACAGCGTCACTGAGTCCGGGTTTTCAATCTCAATTTCCAAAGCGGGTTCCATCTGTTCCATATCCAGAGGAACCATCGCCTTATCAATGTTCGTTGCCATATTGACCTCTAGTAATACGCCTTCCGCCTGCGGAAGTAGAGTTGTTCATCAGGCTCATCTGTATCCAGTCTCACAAATCCACCCGACCGGAATCGAATCAAAGCCTGCGTCGTGGAATCCACCAAATCATCATGCGGAGCATTAGGAAAAGCAGCCATCTGCTCAATTACCTCATCTGCCCACCGGCCTTGAGGTGCCCACACTTTACCCGAGCGGAATAGATCCGTCACCGAGTTGATCCTCACAAACTTATCGTTACCCCGCACCGGCGTGTATTCGCTGATAGGAATACCCATCCGTCTTAATTCAAAGATCAACGGACTCCCCGCGGCTTTCGCCTCCACAATACAAGCGTCAGGCTCCCACTCCTTATACTTCTCCTGCGCCCGCTTCTTTAACTCCGGGAACTCCAACCGCTCTTCAATTGCATCCAACAAGATAATGTGCGGGTCCACCTCGTCCTTATAGAACACACCCCACGTCGTACAGGCCGAGTAATCGCTTCTCTCATTCTTCGTGAACGCCGTATCCCAGCTCTGGATAATGAACTCGCACGGAGGAGGCTTATCTTTCTCCCACCGTTGCCACCACTCCCTCTTAACTAGAGCACCCTCTTCTCCCGTCGGGGTCTGCTGGTACTGGGCATTCCACTTAGCTGGGCCGACCTCTTCCCTAAGGGCCTCAAGCTCCTCAACACTCCAGAACTCCGGCCACAAAGGCTTGCCACTTGGCATGATCGCGGGAAGCTCTATCACCTCCCACTCATCTGACTTATCCCGAGCCTGCGCGTCTTTGATGATCCTTCCCGTTAGGTCCCTCTCCGCCCATCGGGTCATCACCACAACAATCGCAGCACCCGGCTGGAGTCGCTGACGCGGACCCGACGTGTACCATTCATACACCGAATCAAACACCTCGGGATTGTGCTGAGCCAGTCTTGCTTCTTGTTCTGAATGCGGGTCGTCAATGATCAACAGGTCCGCACCCTTACCCGTCACAGTCCCGTCCACACCAATAGCAAAATACTCCCCGCCCTGATTCGTCGCCCACCTACCAGCCGCTTTGCTGTCTTGTCTTAACGCGACATTTGGGAAAATCTTCGCGTACTGCTCACTCCCCACTAAGTTCCTGACCTTCCGTCCAAATCCCACCGCCAAGTCCGCCGTGTTCGACGCCTGGATCACCTTCTTCCCCGGGTACCTACCTAGATACCAACTCGGCAGTAGATAACTCGCAAACTCACTCTTCGTGTGCCGCGGGGCCATGTTGATGATCAGCCTCTTCAACTTCCCCTCAGCTATCTCCTCAAACTTCTTCGCCATCACCGCATGGTGCCTCCCATGTACAAACCCAGGCCACACCTGCTTCACATACTCCATAAACCTCTTCTGAGCCTTCTCACGCTCTATAGCCCGACGATACTCATCCACCTGACCCAACAACTTCTCATAGTCAGCCGGATCCAACTTGTTAATAAAACTTTCTAGTTCCATTTGGTGCAGTGCAACACACTATGAAAGGTGTCAAAAAATCCCGGGCCGGTACAAATCATTTGCTGCACCGCATCATTCCAAGTTCCTAAAGTTGATGTACACCGGCCTGATACTCCTAGCCCGAGTATCCAACCTCTTAATCACCCCCAATAACACCAACTTGTCCACCACCTTCTTCGTAGACGTCAACTTCTTACCCCTCACCCTAGCTATATCCCGCAAGCTCGGACTGAACCCAAACTTCTTCCACCACTCATCAATGATCAAAAACACCTCTTTCTGTACCGGACTCACCACCTTCTCCAAGCATTCCTCATGCGTTAATTCACGCCTTTTTGCCACCATTTCCCTATTAATCAATACCTTAGCGCGCATTGTTAATCCAAAGTATTAGCTGGCAACGTTGCCACTTTGGTTCCATCTACCGGGGGGTCTTCGCTATACGAGGGGGTGGGGTCGGTTTCGGATTGAGGGAGAGTGGGGGGAATACTATGTCCATCGCCATGGTGCGTCGCGTTCGCATCAGGGGGGTCCACCACCTGGTAGGGTCCAGATCCGGACAATTCAGCCAGGAGGGAATCAGCAACCTCGACCGCCTGGACGTCAACTGTACGAGCCACCAGGCTGCGCAACTCCTCGAGGAGCTTCTCGCGTGCCTGCTCACTGCCATCAACCCGTGTAATCTCCTTGCGCTCAGTGAATGCAGCAACCTCAGTCACTGTGCCCAGGACACGCGCAGCCTGGACGCGAACCGCGGGAGGAGTGTCCGCATCGATGAGGGTTTGCGTAAGGGTTTGGATGACCAGGGACCGCAAGGCTGCAGGAGTTCGATACTCCTGTGCCGCCAACGCCACCTTGTACGCCTCGATTTCAGCAGCGACGCCAGGATGCTTCTTCAGCCTGGACGCGCCATCGCCTTGTGTCTTCTTCTTCCCGCCCTTGTTGTTGTATGCCCGCCTATACGCTTCGGCACCCCTGGCACCCTTTGCCACCTCGAGTGCGAACTTCTTTTGCTGAGGGGTTAGCTCGCGGGAGACATCAGATCCCAGGACGTTGGCATGGGGCACCTGGTCCAGGAGTTCTGTTATCTGCTTCCTTGATAGTTTGCTGATATCCATGGCTGGCAATGATAGGGGAACACTATGGGAACATCAAGCCGCTGCCCTTCGGGCTCGAGGCACCGCCCCAAACATGCAGCCTGGCGTCACCCCTGGCCATGCACGCGCGCGCATAGCAGCCCCCATGCCAGGATCCGCCAAATCCACGATTCCACTGGACACGCATACAGCATAGGGAAAGCCCTAGTGCCTAATGAATCAATGACTTATCGTCGCTGGCACGAATCTTTCGCTGACCTATTATGTAGCACCCAGGTTTTCACCCACACAACACACAGGAGCACGAACGATGAACAAGTCCGAGCAGCGCGAAGTCACCAAATGCCGCGCCTACATCAACGAATTCAACACCACGCATGACGCTGCAATCCTTGGAATGGTCGCGCGCATCATGGGTGCCAGGATCCGCGCCGCGCGCACCGACAAAGCCCGCCTCGAGTTAATGCGGGAGGCCGATGCTCTGGGTGTATCCGGTCTTTCTGATTTCATCGTCGCCCGCGAGGCGTAATCCACCAGGGCCTTCGGGCCCTTCCACCAGGAGCAACCATGGACCACGACACCGCAATCAAAGCAGCGCACCTAATGCACGACAACGGCGGGGGATTCGCTTCTGCCCTGGCCACCGCATTCTTCCGCGCCGACTCCCACAATCGCGCCAGGATCCTGTCCGCCTTCGGCGATCTGTTCGAACGATTTGCGCCCCGCACAATCACCCTGGTCGAGCGGCACGGTCGCCTGTATTACCCGACCGGACACTGGGAAGACCGTTCGAAACCCTCAATGCTCTACGTCAAGGGCGAGGATGTCTCGATATGCCCCTGGCCAATGACGGCCACCACCACGCCCGAAACCGACCTCCGCAACCGCCTTGCAAGCGCCCTGTTCGACGAGCGGGAAACGAATGAAACCTGGAACCACGGCGCAACTATCCTGCTTCCCGACGGCACCGAGTTCGACCTGGACGCCGAACTGTGGGAAGCCGAGGACACCGACCGCTAACCCTTCAGGCCCTTCGGGGCCTCTCCCCTGGAGAAGACAACATGACGATGCTTTCAACACCCGATCAAATCCAACGCGCCCGCCTGCTCACGCTTCGCGCCGCCGTCCGCCTCGAGATTGCCGGCATGCGCCGCAATGGACGCCCCGCTAGCGCAATCGCCCGAGATCTCCTGGGCCTCCCCCCATCCACCCGCCGCGCTGCCGTCCTGGCCGCTCTCACCGCCGTCCTGGGGGCCTAACTATGTGGCAAATCATCAAGCCCGAGGGACACCATTGGGGCATGCGGGCGATCCTGGACGAAGACGGATACACCATCTGCAACCCCTCCCCCATGGGGGGATCCACTGCCCGCCTGATAGCAGCCGCCCCTTTGCTGCTCGACGCCCTGCACGCAGCCCTTGACGACATCGACGCTCAGCGCGCCGAGGGGATCGAGCCGCCCGCCTGGTACTGGCAGGCACGCAACGCAATTGCAAAAACCGAGGAGTAACTCACCATGATTCCGCGAACCGAACTGACCGAACAATTCGTCAATTATCTGATGGAGTGCTACGACCTGAACGATTTGATCCAGATCGTCTACGAACACCTGGCCGAGGGATACGACGCCATGACCGAGGCCGAATTGATGGGAGAGGTTCGCGAATTTGCCCCGCATCTGTTGGGCCCCAGCGAATAAAGATCTCAACTGGTAGCCCCCTGCCACGGGGGTTATCGGGTGCGATTTTGCACCGTCAACGAAGGGACACGACATCATGGAACTCGCCTACATCCAGGACCCCGGCCATGGCTGGATTGCCTGCTCTGCTTCGCTGGTTCGCGACCTAGGCATCGCCCACCAGATCAGCCGGTACTCATACCTCGACCGCCCGAGCGGCACGGCCTACCTCGAGGAGGACTGCGACGCGGGCCTGCTCATCGATGCACTACGCGCCGCCGGGATCCAGTACAGCATCCGAGAAGTTCACTGCAATTCCGACGCCAAGCTGCGCCGCCTGCCCGCCTTCGAGGTGACAGCATGATCCGCCTCATTCTGGGCATCACACTCTGCACCGCGTGCGTCAGCGCCGACCCTGATGCACCGCTGGCCGGCCTGGCCATTCTGGCAATCGTCGGGCTATATCTCGCCGCCACTGGCGCGCGCCAACTTTCAAGGGGCACAGAATGAGTTACCGAGTACACCTAACGCCGCGATCCGCCAACCAGAAAACCGGACCGATCCCGGTATCGACCACCACCGCGGACACTTGCCCGCTCGACTGCGAAATGCGCTCGGGCTGCTACGCCTCGACCGGTCCGCTCGCGCTTCATTGGGCCGCCGTCACCGAAGGGACCCGCGGCATGGACTGGAGCGGGTTCGTTGATGCAATCAGCCGGCTGCCAAACGAAACACTCTGGCGACACAACCAAGCCGGGGACCTACCGGGTAACGGTCGCACGGTCGACCCGGTAGCACTCGGGCAACTAGTCCACGCCAATATCGGTAAACGAGGCTTCACTTATACCCATTACAGGGATTCGGAATCCCTCGAATGGATCCGGCACGCGAACCAGTGGGGGCTTACCGTCAACCTGTCCGCGAACGATCTCGAAGACGCCGATGCCCTGGCGGACACCCAAGCCGGCCCGGTTGCTGTTGTCCTGGCATCGACTGCCACCGCAAACACTCGCACGCCCGCGGGCCGCCGTGTAGTGGTATGCCCCGCCACCCAGCGCGACGATATCAGTTGCGCCGACTGCCAATTGTGCAGCCGGCAGCGTGACGTGATCGTCGGGTTTCCTGCTCACGGAATCCGCAAAAAAACCATCGATATCCGCCTGGAGCAAACACGATGAACGACTATCAAGCGAATGGCTACACAAGCCGCCGGCACTACCTCGACAGCCTGGCCGACGATTTCGGCATCGAACCGGCAACGGTTTACATGATGGCGGACTTACTCGGACAGAATGAGGACTTCGACGGACTCATTAACGCGCTTGACGACTACGCGGGGGACCTATGATCAGCATCCAAAAGCTTCGGACTGTTTTCGGCGATGACGCCAAACAAGCCCGCGAGATTCTCGACATGACACGCGCTGAACTCGAGCGGTTGCCCGCCTGCGAGGCCCGCATCCGCGAGTGCTATCACCCGCCCAGCACCGCGGACCTTAGAATGACAGCGCTAGACAGTCTCGCCGGCACCTATGGCGTAGAGGGCATCCAGTCAGACGATGGCCAATTGCTGGAATACCTAAACACGGGGGACACCTACGCCCCGACAATCACCCGATGGCAGGGGAAATATCGCCTCGAATCCTGGGGCGACCGCATTGAAATCCTTGAACGCCGCCGAATCACTTTTGCCTGAGGAGATACCATGGACCCCTTGACCCCGTACAAAAAGAACACCGACGTGCAACAAACCTGGAAGGAACACGGCTGGAGCCCACCATCAGAGGATCCGGCAATAGTTGCCAAGTGGCAGTTCTACCAAACCCTTGGACTGCGCGACGCAATCGGACAAACCCAAGAATGAACACCCCCCGCGCCGTGTTTGCCCTGTACCTGTTCCAGGACTCGGAAGGTATCGTGACCGTCCGGGCGGAGCACGCGGGCGATCCCGGCGCGGCCCGCAATCTCGGGGTCGCAATCGTCGAGCAATTGAAAAACTTAGACCGTCAGACGGTTACCGTCCAGCCGCTTCGCTCTCTGCCACGCATTCAATAGGGACTGGCTGAACTTAAACAGCCCCATACGCTGATGCGCATCGTTCGCGTCCTCTCCCTCAACCTCACTAATCCAATACGGCCATCCGGTAGCCGCGGCCATCCGCTGGCCTGTTCCGCTTGCATCATTGTCTGCGACTATCAATCCAGGCTTCTCG